AAAGAGATTACAACACCTGTCATTACTGCGGCCTTGAAGCCAATACAGTTGATCACCTAATACCTATCAGCAAGGGTGGAACTGATGAAGCTTCTAATATGGTTGCTTGCTGCTCTCAATGCAATAGTTCTAAGCGCGATCGTATGACCCCTACCTTTTTTGAGCGCGTTTCCAGACCCACGACCCCCATTGGGAAGATTTTCCCTGAAAATGGCTCGGCTAGGCACTATCAGGAATGAAACAAATTGAAATGGCTCAACTGGGAGAGATTGCCCGAGTCAGGGACGAATCGACTTACCGAGGTGTGCCAGAACCGCGTATTCACACAAAACTCAATGATTTACCCTCTTTAGGCGAGCAAATGATTAAATTTTGCGAGGAAATCGGCTTTACTTTGATGCCTTGGCAACAATGGCTGGCTCACCACAGCTTAAAACAGAAACCTGATGGTCGATGGGCTCATCCAGTAGTTACTTTGCTTTGCGCTCGGCAACAAGGTAAATCGACCTTTATGGCGCTTCAAATTCTATTTAGGATTTATGTATTAAAAGAAAAACTGCAAGTTCATACTGCTCATAAGCTAACTACTTCAGCAGAGCTCTTTTATAAGATTTATGGAATTATTGAACAGAATCCAAGGCTAGCTGCTGAATTTACTAAGAAGCTAGAAAGTAAAGGCTTTCAAGAGCTTCAATTTACTGAAGGTAGGCGATATATCGTCAGAGCCAATAACTCGGCTGGTAGAGGCATTGCAGCCCCTGAAACGATACACCTAGACGAAGCTCGAGAGTATAAAGATGAGGATGTCTGGTCTGCCTTGCGATATACCCAGATGGCTAGCCCAAATCCTCAAATATGGGTTTATTCAAATGCTGGAGATCAACACAGCATAGTTCTAAATAAACTTAGGGAAAGAGCAATGGCTGCCATATTCGGTAGCAATGATGATATTGGTTGGTTTGAATGGTCAGCGCCTCAAGGCATTAAATTTGATAATTCCCCGAACTTCTGGCTTGGTGTCTGCCAAGCTAATCCATCACTTGGCATAACAGTTCATCCAGATAATATCCGAGCAGTCTTATCAGACCCAGAGGACATTGTGCGCACAGAAGTCTTATGCCAATGGGTCGATACCATAAACCCAGTTATTAATCCCTCTCAGTGGGAAAGTTGCAGAGTTGATGGATTGCGACTCAACCCTGAATCTGATACTTGGCTGGCTATTGATCTAAGCCCTAGTAGAAAAGAAGCTGCGCTAGTCGCTAGCCAAAGACTTGAGGGCGATAAGTTCCAAGTTATATTACTTCAGACTTGGAGTAATCCAGCCAATTTGGACGATAAAGCAATGGCTAATGATGTAGCAGAATGGGTGCGCAAGTATCCAGTTCAGCTAGTTGCCTATTCAGCCAGAACCGCGTCAGCGGTCGCAGCTAGATTAGCTCCTGCTGGTATTAGGGTTGAGCCAATAGATGGACTTGATTATGCCCAAAGCTGCGATGAATTACTGGGAGCAATTTCATCTCAGCGGTTAGCTCACTCGGGACAGGAAGAGCTGACCAAACAATGCCTATCCGCTGTCAAACTCCCTTTCGGTGATGGCGGGTGGGTAATGGGTCGCAAGGTAAGTAATACAACTATTTGCGGAGCAATTGCTTCAGCCTTAGCGACACACTATGCAACGATGGCTGAAAGCGGAGTAGATATTCAAATAGTGTAAGTAGGCTCGCTTACAATGTAAGCAATGGGTGCTATAAGAGATTTTCTATTTCCACAGGTTCAGACGGCTAAGCCTACTAAGGTTTCAGATGTTGCAGCCGCGCTAACTCCCGTCCAGATCAGCGATTCAGTTTATAATATTCTCGGCGGTGCAACTAATACCACTCGCCAATTAGCAATGAGCGTCCCATCCGTTGCTAGAGCTCGCAATATCATCTGCGGAACTATTGGCTCATTACCTCTTACCACTTTTAATCGCATAACTGGACAGTATGTAGATCCGCATCGCGTTATTAATCAGCCAGACCCAAGAGTTGCAGGATTCGTAATTTATAACTGGCTTGCTGAAGATATTTGGCTTTATGGTGCTGGTTATGGTCAAGTCTTGGAAATGTATTCATCAACAGATGGCGGTCGAGTAAGAGCTTGGACTCGCGTTAGTCCAGACCGCGTTACAGTTGATACAGATTTCTTAAATACTGAAATTACTGGATATAAAGTTGATGGCAAATCAGTTCCACTTCAAGGCGTTGGTTCAATCATAAGATTTGATGGCCCAGATGAGGGATTGCTGCATAGAGCTGGTAAAACAATTGCAGCTGCCGTATATCTTGAAAACGCAGCAGTTAATTATGCTAAAGAACCTGCACCAACTATGGTTCTTAAATCAAATGGAACTAACTTAACTGCCGAAAGAATTTCAGCACTTCTCAGCGCTTGGAAAACTGCTCGCCAATCTCGCTCCACTGCATTTCTAAATGCCGATGTAAATCTTGAGCAATTTGGATTTGATCCTAAATCATTGCAACTCGCAGAAGGCCGTCAATATGTAGCGCTTGAATTGGCTAGAGCTTGCGGCATCCCTGCTTACTTCTTGAGCGCCGAAGCGACTTCTATGACTTATTCAAACGCGGTGTCCGAGCGGCGCTCATTAGTTGATTTCTCACTTCGCCCAATCCTTAAAGCGATTGAGGAACGCTTATCATTACCGGACTTCGTTCCAAATCCAGTAATGGTGCGCTTTGCACTTGACGATTTCTTACGCGGTAACGCATTAGAAAGAGCGCAAGTTTATGAAATCTTAAACCGCATTGGCGCGATGAGCGTTGAGCAGATTCAGCGAGAAGAGGACCTAATACCAAATGAAGGTTAATATGCCAATGGCAGTTACCGCTGCCGACACAATTAAGAGAACAATTACGGGGACTATCGTTACTTGGAATGAGCAAGGCAACACCTCAGTAGGCCCGACAGTATTCGCAGCAGATAGCATTGAGATTAAGCCAGTTAAGTTGCTCCTTGAGCACGACAGGACTCGGCCAATTGGCAAAATGGTTTCTCACAATGTAACTGCTAATGGAATTGAAGCTACTTTCAAAATCGCCAATACTATGGCTGGAGAAGATGCTCTAGTTGAAGCAACCGAAGGGCTACGCGATGGATTTAGCGTAGGCGCTCAGATAAATGAATGGACCAACAATAAGGGCGTAATGCAGATTACCTCAGCAACTCTTGATGAAGTTTCTCTAGTTACTGATCCTGCAATTGATTCTGCTCGCGTAAGCGAAGTAGCAGCATCCGAGAATGAAACACCAAAAGAAGATTCTGATTTGGCAACCGCTGATTCAGACAAACCAACCGAAGGAGACCAAGTGTCCGACACTACCGCTCCTGCTCCTGCCGTTGAAGAAGCGGTAGAAGCAGCCAAAGTAGAAGCTGCAGCTCCAAAGCCAGCCTTCTACACAACTCCAAGACTTGAATTCACCAAGTCTAAATACCTAGAAATGAGCGTTCGCGCTGCTCTAGGCAATGACGATGCTCGCGCTTATGTTCGCGCAGCAGATGACACAACCAGCAACAATGCTGGTCTCGTCCCAACTCGTCAATTAACTGAGGTAATCAATCCTCTTGCAAATGCTGATCGTCCAGCAGTTGATTCAGTATCTCGCGGAGTTCTACCAGATGCTGGTATGACTTTTGAGATTCCAAAGCTCACAGCAGTTCCAACAGTTGGAGAAGAAGCTGAAGAAGCAACAATTGATGAAACAGGGATGACCAGTGAATTTTTATCTGTGAGTGTCAAGAAATATGCGGGCGGTCAAGAATTTTCCGTAGAGCTCCTTGACAGAAGTTCTCCTGCGTTCTTTGATGAGTTAGTCCGTCAAATGGAATATGCCTATGCAAAGGCAACAGATGTAGCAGTTGTAACTGGCTTAATTGCTGGTGGAACAGATGGTGGAAACCGCACTCTTGATGCAGCTGGACTTCTTGACTTCGTATCCGATGCTGGAGTTTCAATTTACTCCAACACTCTAGGATTCGCACAAAACATTATCGCTTCTCCTCAGCAATGGGGCGTAATCCAGAATCTTGCTGATGCTGGCCGTCCGATTTACCAGAACTTGATTGGCAATATGAATCAGGGTGGAAATCTCGGTGCAGGTTCTGCAACTGGAAATCTACTTGGCTTGAACTTCCGCGTAGATCGCAATCTAACAACTGGCTCAGGTGTTGGCGATAACACAGTCATTATCATCAATCCAGAGGCTTATACTTGGTATGAGTCAAGCCGTTTCCGCTTGGAGACTGCACAGGTAGCAACTGGTCAAATCAAGGTTGCTTACTATGGTTATGGCGCACTAGCAACAAAGGTAGGCGCTGGCGCTTATCGTTGGATGGTTGCGTAGTTAATTAAAAAAAGTGAGGGCCAGTCCGCTCCCGAGCTGGCCCCTCACCTAACTGCTTGAAAGGATGATGAAATGCCAACAATAGTTACGGCCACAGAGCTTAGGACAATTCTTGGCGTTTCGTCATCCCTATATTCAGACGCTTATTTAAGCGACATAGTAGATGCCTCGGAGAATCTAGTTCTTCCAATGTTAGTTACTTTCCAAAGCAAAATTAACAAAGTAAAGCTAACAAATAATATTGCTTATTTTGAAACTGCAACGATTCAAGAATTTACAGAAGGCCAATCCGTAATTATTACTGGCTGCGGAGCTCCTTTTAATGGCACTCACACAGTAACCGATGACGAAATTTCAGATTATGTATTCACAGTTGCAATCACCAATGCAGACATATTGGAAAAAAATATCATCCCAGCAGGAAACGCTGCGCTATCTGGATTATCGACCTATGTCGGAAACCCCAATGCTGAAGCTGCTATTTTGGCTATCTCCGTTGAAATCTTCCAATCCAGAACCGCCGCTGGTGGATCAATCGAAGGCGTAGATTTTGCAGTAACTCCTTACCGCCTATCTAAGAATTTACTTGCCAAGGTAACTGGCCTTCTAGGGCCTTATCTTGATGTTGAGACAATGGTGGGCTAATGCCAGCCAGCACAATTGCCACAGATGTTAGAGGAGCGCTAAAGACCGCTTTAGCAGGATGCACCGCTAATATTTATGACTCAGTTCCAGAAGCGCCAATAGTTCCAGCAATTATCGTCATTCCAGACTCGCCCTATATGGAGCTTGAAGTCTTAGGCAAATCAACTACTCGCGTCAAATTAAATTACACCATAACTGCTTGCGTTGCGTATTTCAGCAACGCCGCTGCTCTGGACAATTTAGAGCAATTAATTATCAGTATTCTTGGAGCGCTAAACGCTTCCAAGTATGAGTTATCGATAGTCGAAAGACCTTCAGTAACTGAAGTTGGAACTACAACCCTGCTAGTTTCAGATATTCGCTTGAGCGTCCGCTACGAGCAAACCGCATAGGAGACCCAAATGCCAACAACAGTAATAACTGGGCGCGATGTTACCTTCACACTTGATAGCGCTAACTACGATGCCCAAGCAACAAGCGCAGTCCTAAGCTGCGACACAATCATTGAGACTTACCAAACTCTCGATGGTCGCGCTTATAAGTCCGTTGATAAGCAATGGACATTCACAATTGAACTGCTACAGGATTGGGGAGTTGCAAGCTCTCTATTTGAAGCAATGTGGACTGATGCTGAAACCGCACCTAACACCACACTTACAGTTGCTTTTACAGCCGTAACTGGCGCAGTATTTACTTTCAGCGTATTGCCAATCTTCCCAGCAGCAGGGGGCGCAGCACCAGGAGCGCTAACTGACACTTGGACGATGACAGTCGTTGGAACCCCATCAGAAAACTTCAGCTAAGAGATCGGAGCATCGGGAGTATGAAAATTTCAATCACAATTAAATACAGCTCAGGCGAATCAGCTACTTACCAAGCTGGCTTGCCAGAATGGGCTAAGTGGGAACGCAAAACTGGTAAGTCGATTTATTCGATGAAGGATATAACGGCTTATCAGCAAGCGGACTTCTTAGATCTTGCTTACTTTGCGTATAAGCGCGAAGCAGCAGGAAAGCCAGTTAAGTCTCAAGAGATTTGGGAGCTAACAGTCGAAGAGATGACGATTGGAGATGAAAGCCCAAAAGTTACGAGTCCGGAAGCATCAACCGACTAATAGTCGAGATTGCTATCGCAACTGGGATTCCGATGCCTTACTGGACAGATATAGACCAAGTATTAACGGCCATAGATATATTAAAGGAGCGTAGCGGTGGCAGATGAGTTACCAATTAGCTATGACAAACGCGAGCTCCGCTCAATTATTACCGCGTTCAAAGCGATGGATGATGAAGCCGTTAGCCAAGCTAAATCAGAATCTAGCGCGCTGGCTACTTATGCAGCAAATGAAATCAAAGCCTATGCACTCACAAGGACTTTTGGTCAAGAAGCAGTTAGAAGAATTGCAACAGGCGTTAAAGTCTCGGCCAGTTCCAAAATCGGAGAGTTTTCTTACGGCTTTGCAAGTCAGCGCTTTTCTGGTGGCGGTAGCACACAAAAACTCTGGGCGGGTTATGAATTTGGAAGTAATCGCTTGCGTCAGTTCCCCAGAAGAACACCGAGCAAAGGTCGCGGAAACGCTGGCTACTTTATCTACCCAACCCTTCGTAAGATTCAGCCTGAATTGATTAAGAAATGGCAAGAAGCATTTTCCAAGATATTGAAAGAGTGGGATAAGTAATGGCTGGCAGTAGAACGCTCAAGCTCTCGATTCTTGCTGATGTTGCTGATCTCAAGAAAAATCTTGATACTGGCTCTAAAGAGGTTGAAGGCTTTGGCGGTAAGTTAGAGAAGTTTGGCAAGGTTGCAGCAGCAGCCTTTGCAGCAGCAGCTGCAGCAGCAGCCGCCTATGCGGTCAAGCTAGCGGTTGATGGCGTTAAGGCAGCCATTGAAGATGAGGCAGCCCAGAAGCGATTAGCCAATGCGTTACAGAATGTAACTGGTGCAACCGAAAAGCAGATTTCAGCGGTTGAGGAGCAGATATTAAAGACTTCATTAGCTACTGGCGTTGCAGACGATAAACTTCGTCCAGCGCTTCAGCGCTTGGCAGTTGCTACAGGATCAGTTACTCAGTCTCAGGATTTATTGAGCCTAGCTCTAGATATTTCTGCCGCTACTGGCAAAGATGTAGAAGCCGTATCAAATGCCCTTGGAAAGGCCTATGAGGGCAATACGAGCGCTTTGGGTCGGCTTGGTATTGGTTTATCCTCAGCAGAAATCAAAACCCTTGGTCTAGAGGGAACAGTAAAGGAATTAGCCAACACCTTTGGCGGTGCAGCTACAGTTCAAGCAAATACTTTTGAAGGCCAGATAGCTAGACTTAAAGTCGGCTTCGATGAAGCCAAAGAATCCGTAGGAGCAGCCTTATTGCCTACGCTCCAGAAGCTATTAGATTATTTTATTAACACAGTAATCCCAAAGTTTATTGAGTTCAAAGATGCAGCATTAAAGCCAGTTACCGATGCAATTGCTAGAAATAAAGATTCATTAACTATTCTTTATAACTTTATCAAAGACTTTGTAGTTCCAATATTACTTAACAATTTGGGATCAGCACTAGGATTTATTGGCAAGGTTGCAGGTGGGATTCTTGATGTGATTGGCGCAGTAGTTAGAGGAATTCAAAGCGCTGTTGGATTTGCAATAGATGCCATTAATGGTCTAATTAGAGCTTATAACGCAATTCCGCTTTTACCAAATATTCCAACAATTACAAAGCCGTCTTTTACTTCTCCAAGTATTGGTGGCGGCGGTGGCGGTGGAGTTACTGGCGGTGGAGTTACTGGCGGTGGAGTTACTGGCGGTGGCGGCGGTGGAACTACGGGTGGCGGTGGTGGCGGCGGCGGTGGTGGCGGTGGTGGAATTACTATTCCAGTCGTTACAGGAACAATGCCTACTTTCCCATCTGGATTAAATCCAAGCGGTAATGCCATTCCTTCTGGCTTCAATGTCGCTGGAACAGTTGCAGCCAATAACGCTGGTATTACTATTAATGTCAATGCTCCAAGCGTAATCGAAGAAGAAGGATTTACTAGAGCAGTCATCTTGGCGCTCAACAATTCTACTAATCGCGGAACTACTGGCGCTGGCGATTTGAGAACCTCAGCCCAAATCCTATGACCCTTTGGACTCCCGATTGGAAAATTTTAGTCAATGGCGATGAATTAACTTCAGTAACTTTAAGCAACCTAACTATTACCTCTGGCCGTCAGGATATAAACTCACCTACTCCAGCAGGCTATTGCTCACTAGAAGTTATAAACACCGATGGAACTAATTATGATTTTGGCATTAATACAGCAGTAACCATTGAAGTAAAAGATACGACTGGCGCTTATGTGGCTATTTTTGGCGGTCGCGTTTCAGACTTAAGGCAAATTGTCCGCAGCGCAGGATCAAGTGCAGTTATTACTAGCTTAAGAATTACCGCAATTGGCGCATTAGCCAAAACTCAAAGAGCAATATTTGACGGAAATTTAGCTGAAGGTTTAGACGGCGCTCAGATTACCGACTTGCTAGATGAGTTATTGCTTTCCAGTTGGAATGAATTGCCACCAGCTGAAACTTGGGCAACCTATGAACCTGCTACTGAGATTTGGTCTGATGCTGGCGATATTGGACTTGGCGAAATTGACGCTGGCGAATACACAATGGTTAGCCGCCAAATTACCGATAGCGTCATTTACCCAATAATTAATCAAATTGCTAGCTCGGCCCTTGGTTATATGTATGAAGATGCTAATGGCAATATCAACTACGCGGATGCCAGCCATCGCCAAGATTATTTAATAGCCAACGGCTACACAGACTTAGACGCTTCTCACGCCATAGCTTCTGGCATTGGCATAATCCAGCGTCAAGGCGATTTAAGCAATAAAATAATTATGGACTATGGCAATAATTTCAATAGCTCCTATACGGCTGAAGATTTAGACTCTCAAGCCGAATACGGGTTATTTGCCGAGCAATTCAATAGCTATTTGAAAAATGCAGCGGATGTCGAGGATGTAGCAGATCGCCTAATTCAGCTTCGCGCTTGGCCTAGAAACACCTTCCAATCGATTACCTTTCCGCTTCAATCTCCTGAAATTGATGACACAGACAGAGACGCCTTATTAAATATATTTATGGGCCAGCCAGTTCGAATTACCAATCTGCCCCTTAATATCCTAGGTGGGGAATTTACTGGCTTTATTGAGGCCTGGACTTTCAACGCTTCCGTTTCAGGCCTTTCAGTTACCTTCTTAGCTACCCCAACAGAGTTCTCGGCCTTTGCCCAACAATGGGCTCAAGTCAATGCAGCGGAAAGCTGGAATAGTGTTCTCAATACGCTAGAATGGCAAGACGCGATAGGAGTTATTAGTTAATGGCCAATACAACGAATTACAACTGGGAAACTCCAGACGATACAGATTTAGTCAAGGATGGCGCAGCTGCCATAAGAACCCTTGGCAATTCAGTCGATACAACCACCAAGGCGCTAAATCCTGAAACAACGCTTGGAGATATTGCTTATCGCTCAGCGACCAGCAACACAAACACTAGATTAGCTATTGGCTCAACCGGCCAAGTCCTGACAGTTGCAGCAGGAGTTCCAAGCTGGGCAAGTCCATCAGATCAAACACCTTTAACAACTAAGGGAGATGTTTTTACATTTTCAACAGTTGATGCGCGTCTCGGTGTTGGCGCTAACGGAACAGTTTTAACTGCGGATTCTGCGGAAGCAACAGGATTGAAGTGGGCTGCACCTTCATCAACGCCAACTTTTGTTGGTTGCTCATTAACTAAAACAGCAAATCAATCTACATCAAATGTTACGCTGACGACTATTAGTTGGGATTCAGAAAACTTTGATACCGATGGATTCCACGATAATGTAACAAACAATTCAAGAATTACAATTCCTTCGGGTAAGGCTGGAAAATATTTATTTACATCTATTATTAACTGGAACAGTAATGCAACCGGTTATCGCGAAGTCAGATTTACTAAAAATGGCACCGCTCAAAGTTATGCAAATATTGCAGCAACTCCAACAGGTGAAGCAGGAACAGTTATTACACAAATACTTAATTTGGCAGTTGCCGATTATGTTGAAATCAAAGCAGAACAAAGCAGCGGTGGCGCACTAGATGTAAAAAGTTATTCAATTTTTCAATGTCAATATCTAGGAGCATAATATGAGCAAGTATGACGATATAGTAAGTATTTATTCAGAATTAACAGTAGATAATTTTGGTCGCAATGGACAAATTGAACTTTGTGATGATGGTGATGGCATTGATTATATTGCAAAATGGGAATACTACAAGCCTATTCCTGATGGCCTAAAACTAGGCAAGTAGCATAATCTTGAGGGATTGTGCTAAATAATTAATATGCCTAAACTATGCGCAGCAGGAATTCAACTTCGGGAGCAAATCGATGACGATTATCCTGATCGCGATAGGAAGTCTGATGGCTGGATTGCTGACGCTAGGCATCTTGCAAAGGGCACTTCTGACCACATACCAGACCCTAAGTCAGGAATCGTTAGAGCTTTAGATATTGATGCTGATTTATCAGCTCACAAAGAAGAGGCTTATGCTCTGGTTGAGAAGATTCGCAAGTTAGCCAAAAAGGGCGATAAGCGAATTGCTTACATTATTTTTGATGGAAAGATTATGAGTCCAATACTGGGATGGAAACGCAGAACTTATAAAGGCGCTAATCCTCACCGGTCCCATTTCCATATTTCATTTACAACTTTGGGAGACAAAGATGGCAGTTATTTCAACCTCGAAGGAGAAACTAATGAGCGACCTAAAGAAGATGGCAGAGAGTTGGGCCAAGACATTCCTAGCAACGGCACTAGCGACTTATCTAGCAGTCGGCTTAGATGTCGATGCAATTGCCAATGCAGCTCTCGTATCAGTCTTGCCTAGCATCATCAATTGGCTCAACCCTAACTACGAGCGTTACGGCAGAGTCAAGTAATGCCAGCACCCGAGCTTGCAACCCTAGTTGCCTCAGTATTGGGATCTATTGCTTTACTTATTGCTGGCCTTCGCTACATAATTAAATTGGAGAATATTCCAATAATGTCGCGCCTTGATAAAATGGAGTCTCAGCTAGAATTGGCCCTAGCGAAAGGGGTCAGAAATGGCAACGCGAAAGCGCGTAAGTAAGAAGCCAGTCAAGCGTCCAAAGAGACGCAGGACTACTAAAGAAACCCCATTAACAAAGCTTGATTTCTGGGCTATTGCTGCCAATGAAGTTTATAAAGCTTGCCGTAGAGCTGGAATGGATGAAGGAACTGCACTTGCCTTTGCTATGGATCGTAGTTCTTATCCCGATTGGATAGTCCCTGCCGATGACCCAATTAAGAAGATTGGTTGGGAAGATGGAGAAGAGGACAACTAATCTACTTCCGAGAGGTTGAGCTCTTTGAGGCTCTCAAGTCGCTTTATCCAGACTTGACGCCCCTATCAGCGACCGACCGAGCAGATGGCATTACCCACAATTCCTATATTGAGCTCAAATGCCGTAGGACTCATTATGATACTTTGATGATTGAGAAGAAGAAGTGGGATTATCTGGCCGATATAAGGGCTAGAACGGGCGCTAAGACCCTTTATATCAATTCAACCCCTCACGGGGTCTATCAGTTTGATTTAGGGGCTCTAATCGAGCCTGAGTGGGCTTTCAAGCGGTTGCCTATAACTACTGACTTCGGCAACAAAGCCACCAATGAGCGACTTGCTGGGTTTTTAGATATACGACTCGCCGACTTATTGCTGGTCTAAATAGATTTAATCAAATACATTTAGCCCGTTAATCCATTTACGGATTACAGAACGGGAGCAAAATGGTAAATAAAGTAGCTCTTATTCGATTTGACTCGCAAGCTGGTGCTTGGACTGATGAGACAAATTGGGTTAAGGGATCAATAATCAGACGATTTGCTAAAGAGCGGATGGGTAAGAAGCAGTTAAGAGGCCGTTTATCTAAGGCTGAAATCTCTGCATATTGGCTGGATAAATATGGGGTGAGCGCAGATGTTGCCTGATTTATCTGATGAAGCAGTAGTAGGAATAATCATTGGAGTTCCATTTATCGGCCTTTATATCTGGAGTTTATTTACTTCAGCCAAAGCCAAAGCTTTTAATGAAGGCTATAAGAGAGGCAGGTCAAGTGTCCGATACACAGAAATCGTTAAGTGAATGGCTTGAAGAAGCTGGTGCTACCTTATTCGACCGAGGGATTGAGTATGGAGACCCGAGGCACAATTTTTTACGCATTTACAAAATCGCGAGAGCACTCGGTATTCAGCTCAGAGACCCATCTGAATTGGCACTTATTGCTATTGCAACAAAACTCTCAAGAATGGTGGAAAGTCCAGAGCGCGAGGATTCGTATCTCGATCTCATTGGATACGCCGCTATCTTGGGTCGATGCAGATTTTCTACTCCAGAAGATTGGGACGACATTGAGTCTGACTCGCAATCATAATCAAAATCAATACTGCGATTACTGCAAATATCGCTGGGGGACAAATAAGAACGGCTGGGATTTAAGAGCTATGACGCCAGCAGTTTGGAAAGTCCAAAGCGAGACACCGCTTCGCAAAGCACAGGTCAGGTTCTATTGCCAGCCTTGCGCCGATGAATCACAGAACTGGCCAGATGGCACATTTTATTCATTGAAAGAACAGTTAGACGATGCGATAAGTAATTTCGCAGGAAGAGAGAAGTTAAATGTCGAATTACCTTGATGATTATGTTTCAGTTCAAGACCGATTAAAGGAGTTTATAAATGCTTATCCAGATTATCGAATCAAGACTCATATCTTGGCGGAGTCGCTTGTGGCTAATTGTGATGTCTATATTATTAAAACTGAGTTATATCGCACTGAAGCTGACTTACACCCTTGGACTACAGGTTTATCCAGTGAGTCTAAATCCAAGCAATATGCACTCGAGCTTGCGGAAACTGGATCGTTGGGACGCGCACTTAACCTCGCTGGATACTTCGCTAAGACTAAACCGAGCCCAAAGAAGGCAATTGAAACGACTAAGCCAGCTCTTGCGGAATTCATAAAAGAGCAGCGCCCTAATGATCCTGAGCCAATTGTCTGGGATGTGAGTGCAATCGCAAATCAATTAGGTGCTGAGATAATCGATGACATACCGCTTTGCTCTGGTGGCGATGGCCCAATGGTGTTAAAGACTGGCACTAAAGAAGGCAAAGAATATAGGGGTTGGGTATGTCCAACACCTAAATCTGGTCATCCTGCTAAGTGGATGCGTATTGGTTCAGATGGGCATTGGGTCTTTCAGAAATGAAGCAAGATGCTCATCCTTTTATGTGTTCAAATTGCAAGCTAGTTACTCCGCATATTGAGTTGCATAAATACGATTCAACAGATATTGCTGAAGCACCTGAAGAAGTTTGGCTAGTTGAGTGCCAAAGATGCTTTATGCAAAGAATTATCTATCCAGCAGATCGCGTAACTGCCAAAGAGGACGATATTGTCCGGTGCGACCAATGCGGTAAATGGAAGATGAAGGCAGCAAAGTGTCGAATATGCCGATTAGCTGCTGGATTGGAATTAATATCAGAACGCTATTGGACTGGTAATGAGACAAAAGAAAGACCTTACAATGCCGCTTTATGAATATCGCTGCGATAAATGCGATGCGACAAAAGAGCAATACCAGCCTATAACCCTAAGAAATCTAGTAATCTGCGATAATTGTAGCGTTGCAATGTGGAGAGTCTGGAGACCCAATCCAATCCACTTTAAAGGCGAAGGCTGGGCAGGGAAGGACAAATGAGCAAACCCCATTCTATTAGATATATCCGTCAGCTGATGGAATGGGGATTTGATAAAGAGTTCATTGCAAAAGATTGCGGTATCAACCTAGAATCGCTTGAAACTAGGTTAAGAAGGGCTAAAGAAAGGGAGCGCAGAAATGGGAATCAAGGAACTGAGTTTGGAACTAGCGGCAGTCAGCCTAATAGCTGATGAGGCTAAGAAGGCCAAGGATAGGCTGAGAGCTGCTTTACAGGCCGAGATGGACGCTATTGGGGCAGATAGGGTCAAGGCTGAATATGGGGATGATGTTATTGCTTATGTAACTACTACTAAGCCCAAATTTAAGTGGATTATCAAGTCAGATAAGCGATTCGTTGATTGGGTTAAAGCTAATATCCCAAGCGAAATAGTTGAATCGGTCAGAGAATCATCAGTTGATGCGATATTAGATAAATTTAATTATCTGGACGATATAGTTATTGATCCAAATGGTGAAGTAGTAGATTGGTTAGAAGGCAGTCAGTCAGAGCCTTATTTAATGACTAAATTCCATAGTGATGGCAAAGAAACGCTGAAGAACGCGTTTCAATCAGGCCAGTTAGAGTTTAAGAAGATATGGGAGTTAGAAGGATGATTTGGTTCTGTATAGCTCTTATCTTGATAGGTGGTTATGTGTTATATAAAGCAGCTGAAGGATTAGATGATTAACGATATTTATCCAATATATAGAACAATAGATGATCAGATAGATAATTGGGAATCGATTGGAGTAGATGGTAAATATGGCTCTGAACAGCACTTATGTTAGCCTACTTGACAAGCCCATTACACTCCGACTAAGGCGGGGCCCGAAGGCAGCCCGTAGCCGAAGCGTAGGGGCAGGGTATTGCCTAACGCTGATGCTATCGGCACTTATGCTGATACCAATCAATCCATCAAAAGCAGATATGAATCTAAAGCTTTATGCTTACAATAAAATGGATTGGTCAGAATTTGAATGTTATAACTGGCTGATTCATAAAGAAAGTAGATGGAATCCAAAGGCTCGTAATGGATCACACTATGGCCTTGGTCAGATGCGTTCCACTTGGTATAGAGACCTTAGCCCTAAGAAACAAATAGATGCACATATTAAATATTTAAGACACCGATATAAAGATGCTTGCGATGCACTTAATCACCTTGAGACTAAGGGCTGGCATTGAGCAGACGCTATAACTCTACCTACTATCAAAAGACAAGACTTCAAGTATTGCAACGCGATTACAACACCTGTCATTACTGCGGCCTTGAAGCCAATACAGTTGATCACCTAATACCTATCAGCAAGGGTGGAACTGATGAAGCTTCTAATATGGTTGCTTGCTGCTCTCAATGCAATAGTTCTAAGCGCGATCGTATGACCCCTACCTTTTTTGAGCGCGTTTCCAGACCCACGACCCCCATTGGGAAGATTTTCCCTGAAAATGGCTCGGCTAGGCACTATCAGGAATGAAACAAATTGAAATGGCTCAACTGGGAGAGATTGCCCGAGTCAGGGACGAATCGACTTACCGAGGTGTGCCAGAACCGCGTATTCACACAAAACTCAATGATTTACCCTCTTTAGGCGAGCAAATGATTAAATTTTGCGAGGAAATCGGCTTTACTTTGATGCCTTGGCAACAATGGCTGGCTCACCACAGCTTAAAACAGAAACCTGATGGTCGATGGGCTCATCCAGTAGTTACTTTGCTTTGCGCTCGGCAACAAGGTAAATCGACCTTTATGGCGCTTCAAATTCTATTTAGGATTTATGTATTAAAAGAAAAACTGCAAGTTCATACTGCTCATAAGCTAACTACTTCAGCAGAGCTCTTTTATAAGATTTATGGAATTATTGAACAGAATCCAAGGCTAGCTGCTGAATTTACTAAGAAGCTAGAAAGTAAAGGCTTTCAAGAGCTTCAATTTACTGAAGGTAGGCGATATATCGTCAGAGCCAATAACTCGGCTGGTAGAGGCATTGCAGCCCCTGAAACGATACACCTAGACGAAGCTCGAGAGTATAAAGATGAGGATGTCTGGTCTGCCTTGCGATATACCCAGATGGCTAGCCCAAATCCTCAAATATGGGTTTATTCAAATGCTGGAGATCAACACAGCATAGTTCTAAATAAACTTAGGGAAAGAGCAATGGCTGCCATATTCGGTAGCAATGATGATATTGGTTGGTTTGAATGGTCAGCGCCTCAAGGCATTAAATTTGATAATTCCCCGAACTTCTGGCTTGGTGTCTGCCAAGCTAATCCATCACTTGGCATAACAGTTCATCCAGATAATATCCGAGCAGTCTTATCAGACCCAGAGGACATTGTGCGCACAGAAGTCTTATGCCAATGGGTCGATACCATAAACCCAGTTATTAATCCCTCTCAGTGGGAAAGTTGCAGAGTTGATGGATTGCGACTCAACCCTGAATCTGATACTTGGCTGGCTATTGATCTAAGCCCTAGTAGAAAAGAAGCTGCGCTAGTCGCTAGCCAAAGACTTGAGGGCGATAAGTTCCAAGTTATATTACTTCAGACTTGGAGTAATCCAGCCAATTTGGACGATAAAGCAATGGCTAATGATGTAGCAGAATGGGTGCGCAAGTATCCAGTTCAGCTAGTTGCCTATTCAGCCAGAACCGCGTCAGCGGTCGCAGCTAGATTAGCTCCTGCTGGTATTAGGGTTGAGCCAATAGATGGACTTGATTATGCCCAAAGCTGCGATGAATTACTGGGAGCAATTTCATCTCAGCGGTTAGCTCACTCGGGACAGGAAGAGCTGACCAAACAATGCCTATCCGCTGTCAAACTCCCTTTCGGTGATGGCGGGTGGGTAATGGGTCGCAAGGTAAGTAATACAACTATTTGCGGAGCAATTGCTTCAGCCTTAGCGACACACTATGCAACGATGGCTGAAAGCGGAGTAGATATTCAAATAGTGTAAGTAGGCTCGCTTACAATGTAAGCAATGGGTGCTATAAGAGATTTTCTATTTCCACAGGTTCAGACGGCTAAGCCTACTAAGGTTTCAGATGTTGCAGCCGCGCTAACTCCCGTCCAGATCAGCGATTCAGTTTATAATATTCTCGGCGGTGCAACTAATACCACTCGCCAATTAGCAATGAGCGTCCCATCCGTTGCTAGAGCTCGCAATATCATCTGCGGAACTATTGGCTCATTACCTCTTACCACTTTTAATCGCATAACTGGACAGTATGTAGATCCGCATCGCGTTATTAATCAGCCAGACCCAAGAGTTGCAGGATTCGTAATTTATAACTGGCTTGCTGAAGATATTTGGCTTTATGGTGCTGGTTATGGTCAAGTCTTGGAAATGTATTCATCAACAGATGGCGGTCGAGTAAGAGCTTGGACTCGCGTTAGTCCAGACCGCGTTACAGTTGATACAGATTTCTTAAATACTGAAATTACTGGATATAAAGTTGATGGCAAATCAGTTCCACTTCAAGGCGTTGGTTCAATCATAAGATTTGATGGCCCAGATGAGGGATTGCTGCATAGAGCTGGTAAAACAATTGCAGCTGCCGTATATCTTGAAAACGCAGCAGTTAATTATGCTAAAGAACCTGCACCAACTATGGTTCTTAAATCAAATGGAACTAACTTAACTGCCGAAAGAATTTCAGCACTTCTCAGCGCTTGGAAAACTGCTCGCCAATCTCGCTCCACTGCATTTCTAAATGCCGATGTAAATCTTGAGCAATTTGGATTTGATCCTAAATCATTGCAACTCGCAGAAGGCCGTCAATATGTAGCGCTTGAATTGGCTAGAGCTTGCGGCATCCCTGCTTACTTCTTGAGCGCCGAAGCGACTTCTATGACTTATTCAAACGCGGTGTCCGAGCGGCGCTCATTAGTTGATTTCTCACTTCGCCCAATCCTTAAAGCGATTGAGGAACGCTTATCATTACCGGACTTCGTTCCAAATCCAGTAATGGTGCGCTTTGCACTTGACGATTTTTTACGCGGTAACGCATTAGAAAGAGCTCAAGTTTATGAAATTCTAAACCGCATTGGCGCGATGAGCGTTGAGCAGATTCAGCGAGAAGAGGACCTAATACCAAATGAAGGTTAATATGCCAATGGCAGTTACAGCTGCCGACACAATAAAGAGAACGATTACTGGAACTATTGTTACTTGGAATGAGCAAGGAAATACCTCAGTAGGCCCGACAATATTTGCAGCAGATAGCATTGAGATTAAGCCAGTTAAGTTGCTCCTTGAGCACGACAGAACTCGGCCAATTGGCAAAATGGTTTCTCACAATGTAACTGCTAACGGAATTGAGGCGACTTTTAAGATTGCCAATACTATGGCTGGAGAAGATGCCTTAGTTGAAGCAACTGAAGGGCTACGCGATGGATTTAGCGTAGGCGCTCAAATAAATGAATGGACAAATAACAAAGGCGTAATGCAGATTACTTCAGCAACCCTAGATGAAGTTTCTCTAGTTACTGATCCTGCAATTGATTCTGCTCGCGTAAGCGAAGTAGCAGCATCCGAGAATGAAGCACGAAAAGAAGATTCTGATTTGGCAACCGCTGATTCAGAGAACCCAACCGAAGGAGACCAAGTGTCCGACACTACCGCTCCTGCTCCTGCCGTTGAAGAAGCGGTAGAAGCAGCCAAAGTAGAAGCAGCAGCTCCAAAGCCTGCTTTCTACACAAGCCCTCGCCTTGAATTTACCAAGGCAAAATATCTAGAGATGAGCGTTCGCGCTGCTCTAGGAAATGACGATGCTCGCGCTTATGTTCGCGCAGCAGACGACACCACAAGCAATAACGCTGGTTTAATTCCAACCCGTCAGCTAACCGAGGTAATTAACCCTCTAGCAAATGCTGATCGTCCAGCAGTTGATTCAGTATCTCGCGGCGTTCTTCCAGATGCTGGAATGAGCTTTGAGATTCCTAAGCTAACTGCCGTTCCAACAGTTGGAGAAGAAGCTGAAGAAGCAACAATTGATGAGACAGGAATGACCTCTGAGTTCCTTTCAGTTTCCGTCAAGAAGTATGCAGGCGGACAAGAGTTCTCAGTAGAACTTCTCGACCGCTCTTCACCAGCGTTCTTTGATGAGCTAGTTCGTCAAATGGAATATGCCTATGCAAAGGCAACAGATGTCGCAGTAGTAACTGGCTTAATTGCTGGTGGAACAGATGGCGGAAACCGCACTCTTGATGCAGCTGGACTTCTTGACTTCGTATCCGATGCTGGAGTTTCAATTTACTCCAACACTCTAGGATTCGCACAAAACATTATCGCTTCTCCTCAGCAATGGGGCGTAATCCAGAATCTTGCTGATGCTGGCCGTCCGATTTACCAGAACTTGATTGGCAATATGAATCAAGGTGGAAATCTCGGCGCAGGTTCTGCAACTGGAAATCTTCTCGGTCTGAACTTCCGCGTAGATCGCA